AGAACTGCCAACTACATGGGAGGGGCATGAAGTTATAGATGGTAGAGTCCATGACCATCGCTTTGATGACCCTACTGGAAAGATAGTTGGATTGTCGGCACTTGGAGCAGCAAAGAAGGACAAGACAGGGTTCGTTGTTAGACTTTAACTGAAAGAGGAGGAACTTAAGCATGACGCTTGATGAATACTTGGAAGAACTAGACGCGCATGATAATGAAAATTGCTTTATCGAAGAGCGCACAACGGACAGGATAAGCAAGCTTCCTACCCTTATACCAGCCAGAGGGGTAATACATTGCTACCATTGCTCAAAGGATAGAGATAGGTCATATACATTCTACTATGCTTGGGATAAAGAAACCGATATTGAACTCTTTAAAGGTGGGATGGATTATCAGCTAGCGTGTTCTGATTGTATAGACGAAAGAGTCCGACCGTTTGCTAAGCAAGACCTAGAAGATTTGAAGGATATCTCCGATCAAGAGAGTGGAGGTTCTCAATAATGATGACTGACCTTGGGTCTGCTGGTGCGATTACCCTTATGGTAATCCTCTTCATGATATGGATTTCAAATGAATCAGGGGACAAGTATACCGCTGGTTATTTGAAAAGAGATTTGTTCTTTCTGACTTTACTATTTGTTTCTGTAGGCTATGTATACCCAGCGGTATGCTGGCTTACCAAATAGTAAGGGTACATTAAACTAATGAGGTATGCATAACGATGAAAGGGGAAAGATGAATGGGATTGCTCTATGTGCCGGGTATGGAGGCCTTGACCTCGCAATGGCCCAAGTCTTCGGAGACTCCTACCGCACGGTTGGTTACGTGGAAAGGGAAGTCTTTAGCGCAGAAGTCTTGGCAAAGAATATGGAGGCGGGAAATCTGCACGATGCGCCTATCTGGGACGATATTTGCACCTTCTCTGGCAGAGGATATGCTGGAGTGGTGGATGTCCTCCATGCGGGCTTACCATGCCAGCCATACTCATACGCAGGAAAGCAAAAGGGAAACAAAGACGAACGAGCCCTTTGGCCAGAGTTTGTACGAATCTGTAGAGAGGTTCAACCAGGATGTGTCTTCATCGAAAACACGCCAGGTTTCCTTAAACATTTTGAACCAGTCTACAACGAACTACAAGGAATGGGCTTTAAGTTTGCGCCGCCCGCAATCTGGTCAGCGGCAGAGGTTGGTGCGCCGCATCTCAGAAAACGATTCTTTGCCCTTGCTGCCCACCCCAACCGCATCAACCTACGGAACCAATTGTGGGGGAGCGGGGGGGCGGGAGAGCGGGAAGGAGCGTCCTTCACTGGACACAATGGTGAAAACGGTACCGACTCCAACAGCACGGGATCACAAGGACGGGAACTGCGGGTCGAGCGATGCACCAACAAACTACCTTCTGGGAAGATTTGTAACAAGACTCCCAACCCCAATTGCAAGCGATGCGAGAGGGAGCGCGGGAGAGGGGAAGGAGGAGTTGCCCAACGTGGTAATGTCTCTGCCGACAACAACGGCAGGGGACGCGAGGGCAACGGGGGCGGCTGGCTATTCAACAAAGAGCGGCAGACACTCAGGCACAACGCTGACAGATGCCGTGACGGGTGCCGCACCTGTGGGACGTACTGGGAAACTGAATCCCCAGTTCTCCGAGTGGATGATGGGCCTGGAACCGGGTTGGCTAGAGATAAGTGGCGAACCGACAAGCTAAGAGCGGCAGGCAATGGTGTTGTACCACAGCAGGCAGCACAAGCATTTGTGTGGCTAGCTAATCAACTGTAACATAAACAAAAGGGGTACTTAGTATGCTAATAAACGATTTAGGCGAACCGTGGATTGGGGAGGTTGAGGAGGCAGAAGCCACCTACAATGACAAGGAGACACTCTCTTCAGAGTTCAGGTGTTCTTGCCATCCTCCACACAAGGGCCACACTTTCAATGAGGATCTACAATGTGAGCGTTGTATGATCTCATATCAATGCTTTGTAGAAGAACCTAAGAGGTGCGAAAAGGTTATGTACAAAACCAGTGGGCGTAGTAACTACCAAATAAACTGGAATTCACATAGAAAAATATGGACAATTAGGGTCAACGGAAAAGTGGTCGATAGTGCGGAGGAGGGTGTCTTAATTAAAGCCACCTTCAAGCACCCCAAGTCAGGTAAAGGTCGAGCTCGCAGACCTTCAATCTACTCCAGGCAGACTGACTGGTATCCTGATGTGGGTATATGTGGCGACTACAAGACACAATTACCTGTTAGGTACATCCACGGTTTGTCTAAGTGGTATGTCTATGAATCTAACGGACAACCAGACACACCTGTATTCAACTTCATGTCTATCTTCCTTACGAAGCACATACTCGAGTACAGGGCTGTGTTTGTTACGAAATCAGGTGATATTTTCATCAACCCAATGTTGAGTGAGGCTGAACTTAAAGAACATTTGGGGGTACCTGAAACTGAGAGTCTGTTTTAGGTTAGTGCGGTGAAACTGCCACAGTGGTGAAATCACCACAGTTTAGTTTGGGACCACTTCTAGAAGGGGGAATAGCCTATAGGTAAACTTTAGGAACTAAAGGGAACTTTAGTTCCCTTATATAAAGGTGTTATAGGTAGATATAGGTGGTGTACCTATATAGGTACCTATAGTCAACTATAGGGGACACTTACATTTGACTGAAGTTACTGAAGAAACAGTAGAGTCTGAGTCTAAGGACTTGGGTAGGCAGCGGTTCAGGCGCAAGGGGTCAAAGGCCCGTACCTATGAGCAAGAGGCCACCCACGGGGCTACTAAAAACCTACTCAGGAGGGTAGTTCACCCAACATCAATACGACTAAGTGAACTACTAGAGGACACTAATCCTGGCAGAACTAAGATTTCCTTAAGACTACTAAAGGATGTGAATACATATCTAGCCTCCTATGTAGGGTGTAAAACTGTACTCGATGGGTTGACTCAGAGTAACAGGAGTCTGGCTTCCATACAGTCAACTATAGGTCTTAGGTTAGAGACTGAACTGAAGTTGAAGCAGCTTAAGAAGAACGATACGAAGAGGTTTAATCGTATATTGAAGAGGGCTAATAACTCAGGGTCATATAAGTACAGGCACGCAGTTATTACTCATGCCATTGGGGTGAGTGAGGACTTTGGTGACTGGAGGGCTTGGACTACAAGCGACAAGATACACGTAGGGGCCAAGATACTTGAAGCACTCATAGAAGCTACGGGTATTGTGAGTATAGACTACACGTACAGCACTCGAGGGGGTAAGCCAAAGACTACATTGGTTTTGGTTCCTGATCCAAGTGTGTTGGAGGCAATACGCACAGCCGATACTAAGTGTGAGGTACTTGAGCCTTGGCTTATGCCAATGGTTAGTAATCCTATGCCTTGGACTACACCATTCAGTGGTGGGTACTATGGGCATGAGCTCACTCTGGTTAAGACAAAGAACGCTGATTACCTAGAGCAACTACAGTGGTACGAAATGCCCACTGTCTACAGAGCGATCAATGCCCTACAGGATACATCCTATAGGGTAAACAAGAGAGTTCTGGATGTTGCCATTGAGATATGGAATGGCCAAGGGAACATAGCGGGGCTACCCAGTCGAGAGGATGAGCCGTTACCACCCAAACCTGAAGACATAGATGACAACAAGCAGGCACTTCGTGAGTGGAAATGGAATGCTAGGGAAATCTATGATGTCAATGCTAGAAGGAAATCAAAAACTGTAGCCACTTCGCTAACTATATGGTTGGCTAAGAAATTCGTAGAGCATAAGAGAATATGGTTTCCATTCACTATGGACTGGAGAGGTAGGGCTTACGCTGCTCCACCCTATCTTAACCCACAAGGTACGGACCTAGCTAAGGGACTTCTCGAGTTTGGGGAGGCACGTACAATCGAAACCCAAGAGCAAGCTGATTGGTTCTTGGTACATATAGCTAACACTTGGGGTGAGGATAAGTGTTCTCTAAAGGACAGAATAGAATGGGTTTATAAAAATAGTGATCGTATAATCAGGACAGTCGAAGACCCCTTCGCCGATATGTGGTGGACTGAGGCCGATAAACCCTGGTCTTTCCTTTCTGCCTGTATGGAGTACAGTGGGTTTAAGAAGGTGGGCATGGGGTTCCGAAGTAGGCTGATAGTTTCTATGGATGGTACAGCCAATGGACTACAGCACCTATCGGCAGCCTTGCTAGACAGGAAGGCAGCGGGTAGTGTGAATATGCTGGATGTAGACACACCCCAAGACCTGTATCAAGTTGTCTGTGATGAAGTTATAAAGAGGTGTGTTGAAGACCCAGACAATAACTATGCGGTTGCTTGGCTCAACTCAAAGCTGTTGACTAGGAAGTGTGTCAAGAGACAGGTCATGACTAAACCATATGGGGCTACAAGGCATGGTATGGCAGATCAGTTGGTTGATTTCTTGCAGAAAGAACTGGACGGCAAGGTATCACCCTTTGAGAACAACTGGACTGCTGTTCTGTACTTAACCGAACACGTATGGAAGGCTATTAACTCAACAGTTCTTGCAGCGCAGATTGCGATGAGCTACTTACAAAGCATAGCTCGAGCGGCAGCTAAAGATAACGTACCGTTAATGTGGGTTACACCCTCTGGGTTCCCAATACTCCATGCGTACTGGCAATTGAAGTACAGGAGGGTCAAGACTCAGATTCTTGGGCAGATTATAAGGCCCAGGATAAAGGAAGATACAGATAAGATAGACTCAAGGAAGCAGGGTGCTGGCATCAGTCCGAACTGGACCCACGGTCAGGACGCAGCGCACCTTATGCTATCCATTTCATCTTGCTTAAAGTACAACCCGAACATGAGCTTTGCTATGGTACACGATAGCTATGGTACGCACGCAGCCGACGCACCGTTGTTGGCTGATATTCTAAGGGAAGAGTTTGTGGATATATACAAGGAAGATCAGTTATTGAAATTCCAAAACCAAACCTGTAGTGCTTTATCTGTGAAGGCTTCTAAGCTTGTTGATAAACAGCCAGACAAGGGAACTCTAGATATAGAGGAAGTTCTTAAGGCCAAATTCTTTTTTGCTTAAAAATTTTAAGGACACTTAGGGAGACATGAAAAACTCAACGCTGATAGATAAGATAGCCAGTTCAAATTTCACAAGGGTAAAGAGTACAATCATGACCTTGCTTAACAAAATGCAAAGTGAAAGACCAGAGGTCTTAGTAACAGCAGTTGGTGCTTTGTTTATAATCGTATGTAGAAGGTACGATATACCTGCGCGTAAGGTGCTGGAGTACACCGATAGAATTATCGTAGACGCAGACAGAAAATTCCCGCACGAAATCGGGGCGGTTAATGATTTTATGAGAGAGGAATTATGAGTATAGGAATGAACAAAGCTTGGGTTCTTGCTGTTAGGTCCGCAAAGAAGGGGACTTGGCACGCTGGAGAGAGCAGGCCAAGGGACGCCAAGGGCAGGGAGCTTGGTGAGCCGGGGTGTATTTGTATGTCCAGGGGTATGTATACTGGTGATACAATATGCCCAAGGCATAGCATCCAGATACGAAAGGCCAAGATACCTACTAGGTTAGGGAGTAAGAAGTTTAAGACACATGGAGCTTGAATTATCTGACAACGATAGTGTCTTAGACGATGCAGTATCCTGGGTTGTATCGGGGGATGGTCTCCCGTTTCCAGTGTATCTTGAACTCGAGATACTAGCTACTGGTAGAGATCCAGACACAATGAGGTATGAACTGGAGGAAATATTTATATTGACATGATTAATGGTTCAAGTGATGCGCTAGTTGGTGAGAATATATTTGGAAAGCACACATCTACTATAGGTAGTTTGCATACTACCATAATGACTGTGGTTACTGGGTTAGAGCGCGAGCGATTAGAGGTGCTTTTGCCATACGATATGGAAGAGGATATGATGTCGAAGAAAGACAAGACAGCGTTACATATCCTTGACACACTCATTAAAGAATTCCGAAACTTGATGATCGGCATTGAGTTGTACGGAAAATTGAAATAAAAAAGGGAGAACTAAAATATGAATAGTATTGTTACAAAACCAGGCTACGCTGTTTGGCCTAAGCTGAATAAGCCTGACCAGTACAATGAGCAGTCCCGTCCTGAGTATAACCTTAAGCTTGCATTGCAAGGTGAGGATGCGGAGTACCTTATTAAGGAGATTGACAAGGCTCTCGAGGAAGCACCAACTGAGCTTGCTACTTGGAGGAAGAAAAACTTCAAGCCTCAACATCTCAAGAAGAAGGCCCCCCTACCTTACGAAAACGAGGTTGATGATGAGGGCCAGGAGACTGGAAGGATGCTCTTTAAGTTTAAGACTCCTGCCTTTATCAAGAATTGGAAGACGGGCGAAGAGGTTCCTAACAAGCCCGACCTCTTTGATTCAAAACTCAGGCCCATTACCGATGAGATATGGGGTGGGTCAAAGGTCAAGGTAAGTGCACAGCTTCGTCCGTACTGTGTGCCTGCCATTGGGCTTGGCATACAGCTTAGGATTAAAGGTGTCCAAGTTCTTGAGCTTGTAGGCCCAGCTTCTAGCAACAGTAGCGAGGGGTTTGAGGAAGAGGATGGGTATGAGTCCCGAGTCGAAAGAGCTCTGGAAGTAGCCGAGTCACCCTCTGGACTAGATGTCGAAGAAGACGACGACTTCTAGGAAGTCTAGAAGAAGGGTGTTTGTCCCCTATGGGTACAGGCAAACGGTGACCTTGCATGGTAGTGAGGTCACCGTTAGATCCTCCCTTGAAGCGGAGGTTCTCCAGAACTTAGTCGAGGCTAACGCAGATTTTAAATACGAAAGGGATGTTCTTTTTTGGGTTTCTTCACACAAGTACACACCAGATTTTACTATAAAAACTAGATCTGGTTGTGTTATTTATGTAGAAACCAAAGGTTGGATGCGCTCCCAAGACAGAACTAAAATGCTTAAGGTCAAAGAACACAATCCCGATGCTGATATAAGGTTTGTCTTTGAGAGATCTACAACTAAGTTACGAAAGAACTCAAAGACTACCTACGCAATGTGGGCTGAGAGGCATGGGTTTCAATACGCTGACTTGGTTGTGCCTAGGGAGTGGCTTGAGGAATAATAAAAATGAGAAAGGTTACTAAGTACGGAGTTGTACATTGCACCATGACTGCGGAATATTGCGATATAGATATAGAAGAGGTTCATAGGTGGCACGTTCGTAGAGGTATACAATCACCAGAGGGTAGCCTGTCTGGGTATCATGGTCTTATCATGAGAGATGGTACTTTGCAATTAGGCAGGGGGCAGCAAGAAATCGGAGCGCACACTCCTGGGTACAATGATGTTAGCGTGGGTGTCGCAATGGTTGGTGGTGTTGTTTCCGATGGGCGACCGGGTAAGAACTTTAAATTGGAACAGTTCTACACACTGAGTGCAGTTACAAAATATTGGAAAGCAATGTGGCCAGGTATTATTATACTTGGGCACTCTGATTTAATTAAGAATAGTAAGTGTCCTTCATTCGATGTACAAGGTTGGATGGATGGGATGTTCAATCACGCAAGGAAAACAAAAAGGGGAGAAGAGTTATGATGTTTGAAGTTGGTAAAAATAAGAGGGGCAAGAGCCAGAGGGTGCAAGTTCTCGAGTATCTCAGGAAGAGGAATAGTATCACACAAGTACAGGCTCTTGTAGAGTTTGGCTGCTTCCGTTTGGCAGCTAGAATTGAAGAGCTCAGGCGGGCTGGGCATAGTATCAAGTCCTCCCCACGAACTGCGGAGAACGGGGTTAAGTATGTTAAGTACCTGTATGCTCATGAGCTTAACGAATGAAGTATTTCATTGTAGTAGTTTTGATTTCAATATCATTGTACTATGTGAAGTGCCAATGGGATGAGTGCAGGGACGCTGGCTTGTCCAAGGTATACTGTATACAGCACATCAATTAAGGGGATAGAGTATTGTCAGCAGCACACGGTAAGTGTATCGAACACGTTTCTTGTCCAGACTGCGGGAGTAAGGACAACGTGGGTATATATGAGGATGGTTATGAGAAGTGCTTTGGTATGGGGTGCGGTTACTATAAGATGCCAGGGCAGGAGGTTGATACCAACTACCCACTACGCCCACAGTTTTCAATTAGTAATGCAGGGGATGCTCCAAAGTCTACTGGGCTTTTGCTTGGTGAGTACGAAGGTTTAGCTAAGAGATGCATCCCGGTTAGTACCTGTCGTAAGTACGGGTACATGAAGGTAAAGCACAAGGGAGATGTGGCTTACGCTGCCACATACTATGACAAGTACGGCAAGCCCGTAGCACAGAAGATTCGGATGCGTGGTAAGAAGTTTAGTTGGGTAGGTAACCCATCTGAGGCTGGGCTGTTCGGATCTCAAGTGTGGGGAAGGGGTAAGAAGATTGTTGTTACCGAGGGCGAGATAGATGCCCTCAGTGTATCAACTTGCCAGGGAGATCAGTGGCCCGTAGTCTCTGTGCCCAACGGTGCAGGGGGTGCGGCCAAATCAATCAGAGAGAACCTCGAGTATCTTGAAGGTTTCGATGAGATTGTTCTTATGTTTGATAATGATGTGCCAGGGAGAAATGCTGCCATAGAATGTGCAGAACTATTTGCACCAGGAAAGTGTAAGATTGCTAAGCTTTCCAGAAAAGATCCCAACGAGCATTTGATTGCTGGTGAGCCCAAGGCAATTATATCTGCCATGTGGGGGGCCAAGGAATACAGGCCAGATGGTATCGTACCCGGCAAGGAGCTTTACGATTCAGTTATGAAGGAGGATGAACAGTCGCCATATGTTTATCCATTCTCAGGGCTTAACGAAAAGCTACACGGTATTAGGTCTTCTGAGATTGTGTGTATTACTGCTGGGTCTGGTATTGGTAAGTCGGCGTTGGTTCGTGAGATTGCTTACAGCTTAATACACCAGGACATATCAATTGGTATGGTTTGCTTGGAAGAGTCTGTAAGGAGAACGGGACTCGCGCTTATGGGTCTGGCTATGAATAAGCCAGTGCATATACCATCAGTACGTAAGGACTGTCATGAAGGTGAACTTCAAGAAGCCTTCAAAGAAACACTAGGCACTGGCTCTGTGTACTTGTACGATCATTGGGGTAGTATTGATATAGATAACCTCATTGGGAAACTAAGGTACATGGTCAGGGGCTGTGGCTGCCAAGCTATCATTCTAGATCACATCTCTATAATGGTTAGTGGTGTAGAGGAGGGGGATGAGAGGAGACTTATAGACAATACAATGACTAAGCTTAGGAGCCTGGCTCAAGAGCTCGACATTATATTGATTATAGTCTCTCATCTTAAGAGGCCAGCGGGGAACAGGGGGCATGAGGAAGGAGCGTTCACCAGCCTTGCTCAATTGCGTGGAAGTGCGAGCCTCGGCCAGCTAAGTGATTGTGTCATCGGTCTAGAGCGTGACCAACAGAGCGAAGATACAGCCAACGAAGTTACTGTGCGGATACTCAAGAACAGATTCTCTGGTGAAACTGGTGTTGCTTGTACACTGGTGTACTCACAGGAGACTGGGAGACTCACAGATAAAACTGGGGAGGACGAAGTTGAGGTGCCTTTTTGATATTGAAACAAACGGTCTTTACGAACAGGTAAACAGAATACATTGTGTAGTTGCAAGAGACATTGACACGGATGAAGAATATGTCTTCGGGCCTGACAAGATTAAAGATGCTCTTGATCTTTTGTCTTCAGCGGATTTGTTGTCGGGCCACAACATCGCAAGATTCGACATTCCAGTTATCGAAAAACTATTCCCAAATGTAAGGCTAACTAGCTTGCTTCTAGATACACTTGCAATTAGTCGGATGATGTTTATTTCCAGGCTTAGGGAATGGGATAAAGAAACTGGGATAGAGAAGAGGCTGGTTGGGTCGCACTCCCTAGAATCTTGGGGGGTGCGGCTCGGTTCTCATAAGGGTGAGTACCACAAGACAGCTAATTGGTCTAGGTTTACAGATGATATGCTGCAATACTGTAGACAAGATGTAGTTGTTAATATTGAGTTGCTTGATTTCCTTACCAACCACAAGCCGCATGGGTATGGAGAACAGTTCAGCTTTGAGGCAATGGTGGCTGAATCTAAGGTGACACGGGTACTGCACATACAGGAGTTGCATGGTGTTGGGTTCAATGCCCCCTCGGCTGCACGGCTATACGGTGATCTACTGCAGGGGCGTGAGGACACACGAAGGGAGTTACTGGATATATTCAAACCAATCTTCATAACGAAGGGGGAGTTTACACCCAAGGTTTCCAACAAGAAGTTTGGGTATGCCCCAGGTGGCACTCTAACCAAGATCGAATTACAAGAGTTCAACCCCGGCAGTAACGCTCAGATCGCTAAGAGGCTCATAGATATTTACGGCTGGGCTCCTCGAGAGTTTACACCAGAGGGTCAGCCCAAGGTCGATGAGAGAACCTTGGCATCGTTAGAATACAAGCCAGTACAAACCATACTCAAATACAAACTGCTTGATAAGAGGATAGGCATGGTTGCGGAAGGTAAAAATGCTTGGCTAAAAATGGAAGACAGGGGCGTTATACATGGAGGAGTTCACGCGACAGGTGCAAGGACTGGACGATCCTCGCACTTCAAACCGAACTTGGCGCAGGTTCCTTCTGTGGGATCTCTATACGGGAAGGAGTGTAGAGACTTATTCGGTCCTGTGCATGAAGGTTGTTTTCTTGTTGGTATCGACGCTGCTGGCCTTGAGCTACGCATGCTGGCTAATCGGTTACATAATTATGACAAAGGTTCTTTCGTTAAAGAGATCTTAAGTGGTGACCCACACATAGCCTTTATGGAAGGCACGGGTATCGAGGATAGATCTACCCAAAAGAATTGGACTTACGCTTTCCTCTACGGTGCTGGTTTGTACAAACTGGGTACACTGGTTGTCAAGGATAGAAGGAAAAGGAACCTATCTTATTTCGCTAAGGAATCCTCCATACCTAAATTGGGAAGGGACTCAAGGAGGGGACTTGTCGAGAAGATACCTTCCCTTGGCAAGCTACTTAAAGCCTGCAAGAATGCACATGATCGGGGGTGGATGCGGCTGCTAGATGGTAGGCTTGTTCAAAGTGCTAGCCAGCACTCAAGCCTGAATACATTGTTACAGGGTGACGGTGCAATCGTTATGAAGTGGGCACAGGTGAGATTGCATGAGAGGATGGTTGAGTCTGGGCTTAGTGGGTGGAACTGGTGCCTAACTATCCATGATGAGTGGCAGATAGAGGTAGATACTGAAGAGATGGGCAACTACGTTGGGGTTCAGGCAGTTGAGGCTATCAAGTGGGCGGGGGAAACTCTTGGAGTTAGGTGTCCGCTTGATGGTGAATACAAGATAGGTAAAACATGGGGAGAAACGCATTGAAGGTAGAGGCTTATATTGATACTGATGTACTTTTGTACAAGTTTGGGTTTTCTTGCGAGCAGTCTATAGAATGGGAAGATGGTGTGTGGACGCATACTGGCAACACAGATAGAGCGAAGTACGAATTTGATAACTTAGTTGATACTATAATTGATGACCTTTCTAAATGGTACGACGACGATGTTTTTGTAGAAATTAATATGTGTTTCTCCAGTAAGTCTGGATCATTTAGAAAGCTTATATGGGATGGGTACAAAAAATCTAGGAAGGGTAAACGCAAGCCCGTTATAATGGATGACTTAAGACAGTGGGTGGAGGATTGTTATAATTGCATCAGTGAGCCTTGGCTCGAGGGGGATGATATACTTGGTATATGGGGGGCTATGTATGATGTCCCGCTAAAACCTACAGGTACTGTTAAAGTTATGTGCAGTATAGATAAAGATCTTATGACTGTGCCTGGGTATCACTACAATTGGGACAAGAGGGAGCTTGGGGTAGTGTCTGTTGACAGGGCCACAGCTTCTAAGAACTTCTATCTCCAAACACTATCAGGTGATTCAGTTGATGAGTATCCTGGGTGTCCTACTATAGGCCCCAAGAGGGGGCTTAAGATTATCGAAGATGCACTCAAGGATGGGGTACCGCTGTGGGAGGCTGTTGTTAAAACATTTGAAAGCCACAATAAGGATAAATTATTCGCACTGCAAATGGCAAGGTGTGCGTACATTCTGCAACCAGATGATTTCGATAATGAGTGCGGTTCGATAGAACTGTGGTCCCCGAGAAAAGCTAAGGGGGATAGGTAATATGGCTAAGGAAAAGACAAGGACAGGTGATGATGCTGCTAGTGCTGGGGAATTAATCCACGGGTTTCAGGATGGTGTACAATTTAAGCCGTCCTATTATAAGCCAGTTAATCACTCAGAGCTCATACACCAAGAGGCAGATGTGTGGGATATTGCCCACGCTTTTGGTATAAGTAATCCTATGACCAGCATGGCTCTTAAATATATAATAAGGGCTGGGAAGAAGACCGGAAACCCTGCATCCCAGGATCTAACTAAAGCTATGGAGTGTCTTCAGAGGGCTATTCAGTTCTCAAAGTCTGTGGGTGAATGATGAATGGGAAGGAACTATCTAAGCTGGTCAGGAAATTACAGATAGTTGCTCCCGCCCTTCTCCCTGTTTCTGTTACTACACGGGGGAAACTTGGTGGGGGGTACGGAACCTGTGAGATAATCAAGCGCAAGGGTGAGCCCCGGATCAAGATAACCATAA